AAGATCATCTTTTCCAAGACGGTCTAAAGCCCTGAGGCTCTTAGATAGAGCACTATATCCCGTCAGTCTATCAGTACGGTAGACTGGGCTTGGAACCAACGCTTTTATTTCTAAGCGTTGGAGATTATTATTCCACCTTTCGGCGGAACGATAACCCAAGTAAGAGATATAGCCAAGAGCCGGACTAGTTTCGGATACATAGGGCAAAGGCCCTAGAATCTTGTCTATGCGTTTACGCATAAACAAAGTAGTCCTCCAATAACCTCTTTTATAAAAGAGGTTAGAAGTGGCTACCCATGAAACTAACTCCGAATCTTGCCGCTTGTTCTCAGGAGGCAATTCTCTGAGGTAAGTCGGTGTTACCGATACCCCATTGAATGCATCAACTCCACATGACTCTCGGAAGCTTCCGCTCACGAAAGTCTTATTGGAGTTCACCTTACAATTGTATTTTTGTAGGTGAGCGAGAACAACACCCGCATTTGTGGTTGGTACGATAATATCGTCACCAAACACATACACATCACGCGAAACGTTATACACGTTACGTGTTGTGGCAGGAAGGTTGTGCTCCTTGAGCAAGGCGACTACACAAATTGTGTAGAAATACATCGCCTCGACAGGGAAGCACAGAGCACTACCCATAGACGCAAACTTCCTTAGGGGAGATATTATCTCTCCGTTAGGTAATTTTGCGCTATTGCTTCTACATGCATCAATTGCATCCTTTAAATCGGGATGCGAATCGAACATTTCAAGAGCTAGATCCCGAGGAACTCGGTCACTAGCATCTGAAAGATCGATGGTTGCATATCGACCCGTAGAAGACGAAACCATCGCTAACCCTTGGTTGATTGTTTGATCACGAAAATTCACGTGACCAGAAGTCATCCAATGGGATTCAAGTTTGGCAGTTAGCCATTCTTGAATAGCGTGTTGTGCAAATTGCATACAACACGGTTCAACAGCGATGATTCGGGGACTCTTTAATGTCTTCGGGACAGGAGTAACCTTCACAGGTTCTTCTTGTCCCCCGGACACGATCGACACGATCTCGAGATCCTCCGATTCAGGCTCAGTACCCAAAGGGTACCCAGCACCGATAAGAGGGAAATAAGGCTCGAGACGATCGTACCAGAACTGCCATCGGTACTTCTGATTTCCAGAGATACCTTCCGCAGTAGCTCCCGGCCCGTGTCTGGGGACCAGTTGATCAAGTTCACAAGAACTAACCAACATAGGCCACAGAACCTGACAAACGTGAAGAAAATCTTCTCGGTCGTCAGCTGAGAGCTTGAATTCATTAAGAGATTGCTCAATGTCAACAAAAGCTTGTAGCGCCTTGGACGTTCTTTCGAGCGTACAGGGAACCTTGACTTTCTTGAGACACAGGCATATTTGCCTGATGGCTTCAACGATTGTGGAGGTGTCGTTACATGCTTTTTCATTGTTGATAATCCTTCCTGTATCCCGGTCAAAGATTTGACTAAGCATACCTTGCAGAAATGCAGGGATTGCTTTAACTTTTCGGAAACTCCGAAAGGCCATAGAGTCAATACTACCAATCTGTAAGCTTCTTTCGAAGTCATTACAGAATTGAGGTAGTGTTATCGTTAGAAACGATAACCCTTCATCTTTGACCCGTGATCTGATCGTTTCAAGATCACGTAAATCGGATACATCAGCGGTGCACTTCGCGGATGCGTCTTTATAGACGCATTCCACGAACATTAAGAGATCACTTACGTTGCTTTTCAAGCTGCCTCCATATCTGGGGGTCGGCTTCAAGCCACGTATGTCCGCCTCCTCGATACCATATGGTACCGAGCAATCAGCACCAATGGAACAGAAGACAGAACTAATGCTGGAACAAGAATTGTGTTAAGATTCTTGACCAACAAGTTTGTCGACGTTTCCAGTAGATAACCAGGCTTGAAAGCCGGTTACCAACTGTTCTATCTGAGCAGTGGTAAACCCATAACTGGGTCTATCAATGACAGTATAGACCGTGAGCGTGTCATAATCGTTGGTTGAATCCAACGGGTTTGTCACGACCGCGCGTTGATCAATGCGGGCAATTGACCTAATATGGCCTTTTGCTGCGCTCTGATGAGAGATGGTCAGAGTAAAACTCTGGTCACCCTTCATGTAGACAGCCGAACGTTCCTTTTGAGAAACGCGAGGCATAGATTGAGCAACTGAGTTGACAGTGACTGATTGTGGATCAGCAAACATTTGTGGTTGACCTCCAATGTAATATCGGTGGTTTAACCATGGATGACTTTCTACTTACCGAAGGTAGAAAGGTTTAGCCAAGATCCATGGTAGATTGACTCTTACAGATTTCCTCCGGTACTCAGAAGAACATTAAGTTCTGAGAATACCGAGAGCCGCAAGAATCGCCAATTGCTTGGGACTTAATTGATCCCAAGTAAGGCCGAAACCAAATGGACTATCTACTTTTTCTCGTTGTTTGACAACACGTTTACGTGTCCAAACTAACGTCTTAGGCCCGCCGGACGCCGCATTAAACGGTACAAACTGTTTAAATATGATCGTCTCGACTAAGTGGGATGTAAGAAATAGATATTTGGCCACTAAATTGTCTGAATGAGAATCCTGAAGGGCCTTTAAATCGTGCCCTACAGGTCCTAGCCAGTCAATTAGCCAGGTCCAAGGAACAGCTTGGTAAACGTGATACGGATTGATGCGTGCGCCATGAATCGTCAATTGACGTTTCAAAACGCCAAGTCCCCCCCACTCAGGGGAGGTCACATCAAAATACGGTATGTAATATCTGAACGCGCCGACAGCGTCGACGTGCCATTCGAATTTGCGCCGGTATTCCCAAGTGGGAGTACCCACCCAAGTATCGTTTGCAGGACTGGTATTCAAAGGCCATACATTATGTATGCCCGTACCAGACCAGCCAGGTATTACTTCATCAATGAACACGTTTCTGATCACACTCCTTCGTCGGATCCATTGGCCGTTTTCCTTACTCAGTCTGCCGATTTTCTCACGAAAATCGCGCAAGTTTGAGAGGAAAGAAGCCACATCGTTGACGAAGGGAATCCAACCAAAATTATGGTTGATAAAGTGGTCCGCCGCCTTTTTGGGAGCCATACGAATTTGCCGTAAGGACATTCCAGTCAGATTACCATTCTGATTGAATAGTCTCGACGACATATCCCAGGCGCCTTTAAATCCGCGGAGGGAAGTTTGAAACATGCGGGGAATATCTTTCAATTCCGCCACAGCTACAAACAAACCACCATCTTCGATTTTTGGCTTAGTTTTATCCCAAGCCAATGTGTGATCTCCACTCATGTCATATAAGTGGGGCGAATGGTTACCAAAAGACGACTCCAAATCGAAGTACGTGTCTTGGTATGGCCAATCCGACGGAGGGAGAAACCCTCCTCGATACCGAATACGTCCATTTCCAAACGGTGTTACCGTATAGAAATCGGAATTTGTAATCAGTGTCGACCCAGGCATAAGAGCCCCTGCGGGCTTGAGATACTCGAGTTTGACGTTGCAAAACGGACCACCGGCTAGGAAGGGTGGACCAGGGTGTGTTTCATCCCAGGTACACTCCGCTTCGTCGTAAGGCCACCGTCCAGAATTGGATTGAGACACATGAGTGTACTCCCTCCAATCGGAAGTATTGGGCATACGTTCAATATCGTACGACCAATGACTTTCGGCGACGTTAACCCCAGAAAGGGGTTTGATACGTTTTCTTACTCGAGATCCCAACTGAATAGACATGAAGTTCCTCCATTTGAAAAGTAATTGTAGATTTATTCTACAACTGCTACTGCGGTTACTTTGATGGCAAGCCATCATTTCGAGGATATCCATCGCTGAATATCCATACG